CGTGTGAGCGCCTGCCGCATTGACGGCAGGCAAAGTCTGTCCCCCTCCTGTTACCTCGGCTGACGTGCCCGCAGCTGGGGCATGTTTGAGAGGTATAAGCGGGGTTTACCTCCTCAACGTTGGCTTTGCCTTCAAGAGCGTGAGCCAAAGCTCGGTAGCAAAACCTTTTCTGACCACGAGACCCGCGAAGGTCTAGGTTCTCTAGGACGAGAACGCTTCCGGGATAGGCTCTAAGAAGCTCATTCGAGACTCTCCCTGTGATGCTCTTTGTCATCCCAGAAAGCTTGTCCTCTAGGCGGTCTAGCCTTGGGCTGTTCTCCCTTAATCCTTGCCTCTGACGATTAGCTCGAAGGTCCTTCACCTTCTGATAGAGCTTGTTGTACCTCGGCTTTAGGTCCTCACCGAAGGTTCTACCATCAGAGGTCGCAGCTACAACATTGAGGCCAACATCTACCCCAACCTTCGGAGCACCAAGCTTAGGCTCGGGGATCTCCCCACTCCTTGCAGTCTACTACCTCAAAGCGCCAACGCCCTTGGCGATCCTTACGAGCCGAGATTCCCTTTGACACATCAGAAGCTCTTCTGACGTAGGGATTCCCCTTCAAAGGGAGCCAGAGGACCTTGCGCCAAACTAGAGTAGAGATCTTGAGCCAATGGTTGGCTAAGGTAGCATCCTTGGGGTCAGCTAAGGTTGAGGTGTTCTCTGAGAGTCTCATGGGGAGACGAAGAGATACTCTCGGAGTATTGCCGCCTATCTCAAGATCGAAGAGCCAAGAGTGGTAAAGGTCTATAGCTTCTTGGGTGACAGTTTTTGATGGTTCGTGGAGAAGATACTTCCCTACGGTGAAGAGCTGTTTCCTAAGCTGAGGATCGATTCTCCCGCCTTTTGAAGCTCGTTTGATGTAGCTCTTCAGCTTGAGAACGTAACGGCTCCTGGCCCATCCTGAGACGATAGAGACGGCATGGTCCCTAGCATTCTTCTCGATCTGGGATGTGAGCTTCTCAGCCCTGGGAAAGAAAACCTGCTTCTCTGACCTTTTGAGGTTCAGTCTTCGGGCTGAGAGCATTGTCTCAACACAGATCGAAACGTAGGAGACATACTCAGCATGGAGAGCTTCAAGAGCATCGATCTTCCCCTGATTAGTCTCAGGGTGAAGGTAGAGCATCCTCGCCTTTCGGATAGGCTTTCTGCTCTTTTCTGCTCCTCTTTTCGCCATCTTTGGTGTATTATGGTTACCGTGAGTAGGAAAAGTCAAGGGAAAAGATACCGAAGCTGGGATGGGGTGGAGATGGTGGCCAAAAGCCTCTACCTTCCCAAGGAGCTTATAGATCAAGTGGATCGGTACGCCGCTGCCAGAAGGATCAGTCGAAACGTAGCCTTTGAGGAGCTTCTCGCTCTCGCTCTTAAAGGCCCTGAAAAGCTCCCCATCTCTTTCGAGATGATGCAGGCAGCCTTCAAGGACGCGGGGCTAGATCGAAATGTCTAGCTTTGTCCGCTTTTGTCCCGATTCAAGGCTTGCTGCCGTGTACCCCCGGCGCTTCGCGATCCGCCACAGAACACGCCAGAAGGCGTCCTGGGCGCTCCCCAACCAGTGTTCTAGCTCTCTCTTCTCGTCGACCGTCAGCTTCGCCATTTCGCTCTCCCGAGGCGAACTTGAGTTCGCCTCTACGTGGTCACGATGGAGACCTCGACCGGGTTGGGCATATCGGTCGATCCCGCAATGTTCTTCGCCGCCGACGAAGACACGCAGAACGACAGATCCGTGAAGTCCCAGCCCAGCGGAATCGCCAACGCGCGCCTCTGATTCGCCGGAACCTTCAGCACGAAGTCCGGGTAGTCCACGTAGGTGTCCGGTGCCGCGAGATCGTAGATCTTGAAGAACGCACCATCGGCCGGGTTCCCCGTGTTGTCTACCTCTATCATGTAGACCGCTCCCGCCGCTCCCGTCACCGAGTTGTCCGGCGTCGACTTCGCGTCCGTCTCCTTGACGAGCTTCGTCCCGACCGGCGGGGTCTGTGTCGATACTGCTAAGGACATTGCCTCCTCCTACTTTCTCCGTACCGTCGCTACGAGATCGACGGTGATAGGTGTCCAGATCTCAGTGCGACCCGCAGGCCACTTCCGCCTCGTCACATCCACCATCGGATCCCCGTACCGGATCCGCTTGAACGTCACATCCCCCATCGCGTAATCGTTCCTATTCTCGTACCCCACGATCCGCCACAGGAAGTTCGCCTCGACCCACTTCGCCAACGCCGAATCAAGCTTCCCCTTCGCCCGCCTCACCCTCTCCGAGAACGCCTTCTTGACTCCCTTGATCGTCGCCGCGTCCGTCCCCAATAAATTGAAGATGTGGTTGGAATCCCGAGGATCAGCGCCGGCACCGCCGCCGCCACCCTTGCCAGGCTCGAACACTACCTTGGCCGTGTACGAGATCCCGTCCTTCGTATCCTTCTTCTTCTCCCGCACTACCCTGGGCTCGTTGTCGAACCCCAGCTTCACCGGAGGCACCTGAAGCCACTTCGTACCGTCGGGCAAGATGCCCCTCTGGAAAAACTTCTTCGCCTCTAGGTACGCCTCCCTGGACTCCTCCAGGATCAACTCCCCCGTGTACTCGGCCAGCTCTTCAATTAAACGCTTCACGGCGCTACTCCTTCCAAGACACTCCCACCACTGTACCACTCTCGGAAACAGCCTCAGACCTCATCAGCCTGCCCCCTGGCCCAGTTTCGGTCGGTAGAGAACGCTACAACCTTCGGAACGAAATTCCTAATATCGGGCATCTTAGCCACGTCCTCCAGCCACGCCGAAAGACGCAAAAGGTTGCCACCGACACGATGCCGGAACGATGGCTGGTCGCTCTTGAAATCAACCGTAACGTCGACAATGGCGTAGACCGGCTGCTTGTCGATCATCTTGCCGATCTGATGGCGAAGCCCCTTCTCTATGGCCCGCTGATCGTGCGCCTCTTCGAGTCTCTTCAGCAAATCCTTCATCGGGTCCTCGGGGCGGAAACCCCGTCCTTTAGGGCGTGGAGGAAGCCACGTCCGAGCTGGTGGGAATACTGGTAGCCATCAGCACGGCTCAGCAGGTGGCAACAGCGCCAACCAATGCCCTGTACCGTTTCCCCGTTGTGTGCGATGTTGAAACTTCCTCTGGCTCGGACCGCAACGCGTCCGACGTGAACGCCAGACTTCTTTCCCTTCCGAACGACCGCCCGCACCATGTCGCCAGTCTGGAACCCGTGTACTCGCTTGGTCCGCATGAGGTAGCCGCGTGGGAACCCGTGCTTCGTGACGCGGGTTCGGCAATAGCTTCCACGCCCCGTTGCCTTGATCCCAAACACAGGCTGATTCCAACCGACAACGCGTTCGACTTCACCGACGCATGCGGCGTCCAATGCGTGTGTCTTGGGGATGCCCAGCCGACACCGGTTGAACTTCGTCCGGCTGCCGGACGAGCTTTCGACCGGCGGACCGAAGTCGCACAGCGCAAAAAACAAGGCGTTGCGTGTCGCGTTGACCGCTGCGGCGTCTCGAAGGGGGGTCTTGAGTTGCCGAAGGATCTTGGCGAGAACCTCAGGCTTTCGGGCCAGAAACTTCTCGATGCGCTTGCTTCCCTTGCGCTGATTACACCTACGACACGCAAGCGTGAGGTTGCTGACTCGATCAGAACCGCCGTTAGCCTTGGGTCGGACGTGCTCTACTTCGAGAGGGACGTTCTCTGCGCCGCAGTAAGCACACTTTCGGCCCCACTTCCCAAGCAAGTATTCACGAATCTCGTAGCCTTGCAGGGTGCCTTGCTGGTACTGCAACCCAGCAACCTCCGAGTTCTCCATCTGCTGCATGTCGAAGCGTACACGCTCCGTCGAAATAGATGCGATGGGGCAAATACGTGCGTATCTGCGGAGCCACGAAAGGATATTGTCCACCCTGGATTGGAGTGACGGCGGGAGCCAACTTCGGGGCTTGCATCGGTTGTCGAACCGGGGCGAACGGTATCGCAGGTTGGTCGAGCGGCGCCGCCGCCGATAGTGGGAGCGTTGCTCCATGCGCTTTCGGATGGATGCGCCCCGATGTTCAAGCTCGGCAAGGTGGAGCACGTGTTGCGTAGTACCCTGCTCTCGCACGATAGCGATGCCAGTTGCCTTGGACCCCGGATCGAACTTGATCCTGACTGGCTGACTCGACCCATCCGGTCTGTCCACAAGCCGAATAGTAAACGGGTACAGTTTATGGATCCTGGCGCGGCCCTTCGCCAACAACTGTCTAGCCCGTGCAGGATGGCACGGCATCAGTGGAGCGCCTGACTTAGAAAGAATAAAAACGCGGGTTACCTCGCTCTCCGGTTTCCCGGGTGACGCTGACGGGTTGACGTTCCCGCCAGGCTCCCCTTGAGTAGGTTGGCAAGCAGCATCACGAGCGCATCCGTTTCGTGCCGACCCCGCGGCTTGTCTGGCTGTGCGCTCTTCGAGAGGTTGGGACTGAGGAAGCATCCCAACGTCGATCTTTAACTTCTTGCTCAACATAGCCGTCCTCAAACGATTGTCAGTCTCGAACAACTAACTCTGGTCAACATGAGGTTGCTCTCGCAAGCCTCGCCCTTCAGGGCGGGGTCGTTGACGCCTGTGAACCCCCCCTGCTCACGCGCCTCCCCTCGGCCGCCGCATCGTCCAAGCCCTCCTTGTCGAGAAGGTGAACGCACCATCCGAGAAGGCTGCCAGGATCGTACTTGTTCAGCTTTGGCTGTGCCTTCTCGTCGATCATCCCCTCGCGCGCGCCGGCGCCCTTCGCCACCTGCGCCGCCAACAGGCCGATCGGCCCGGGGCCGAGCACGACCACGAAGTCCT